GGAGTCAGAGACTTCACGCCACCTGACTACGACTACGAGCCGGTTGATGGTTCGCGGAAAGCCAAGCAGAGTGATTACGACCAAGTGGATGTGATTCCGGTCAGTGATCCGAATGCTGCGACGATGTCGCAGAAGGTTGTGCAATACCAAGCGGTACTACAGCTGGCACAAACCGCACCACAACTGTATGACATGCCACTTCTGCACCGTCAGATGCTCGATGTGTTGGGCATTAAGAACGCTAATAAGTTAGTACCGACTGAAGACGACACGCGTCCGCGTGATCCGATTACTGAGAACCAGAACATTCTGATGGGTAAGCCTGTCAAAGCGTTCTTGTATCAGGATCATCAGGCGCATATTGCTGTTCATATGGGCGCGATGCAAGACCCACAAGTTCAGCAAATTATTGGACAAAATCCAAATGCGCAGATGATGCAAGCAGCGATGATGGCGCATATTAATGAGCATGTCGGGTATGAGTATCGCAAGCAGATGGAAGCAGCGATGGGTATTCAGTTACCGAACTACGAGGAAGACGAGGACATAGAGATTCCAAAAGATATGGAAGTTCAGATTTCTCAGATGGCAGCGCAAGCGTCACAACAGCTTGTACAACAGCATATGCAGGAAGCCCAACAACAGCAGGCTCAACAGCAGATGCAAGACCCGATCATCCAGATGCAGATGCAAGAGTTGCAGATCAAACAGGCAGAAGTTCAGCGCAAGATTGCCAAAGATCAGGCTGACGCAGCGGCTCGCGACAAGCAATTGCAGATTGAACTGGCTCGGATTGATGCGCAGAAGGAGATCGCTGGGGCAAACATCGCCGTCAAGGTTGAGACTGATCGCATGAGAATGGACAGACAACAAGAGTCTGAAGGCTTTAGAGCGACTGTTGATCTAAGTAAACAGCGTCAACAGCAACAGAATCGTCCACCACCCCCACAGAAAGGGAAGAGTAAATGAACGCATTTGAGGCAATCCTTAAAGAGATAAGAGCCCGTCGAGCACAACTATCCGACGGGCTGGGCAACAGTTCAGCCAAGAGCTTTGAGGAATACCGGTTTATCTGCGGTGAAATTCGAGGTCTCACCGCAGTAGAAGCATACATAGTAGACCTCGCAAAACACATGGAGTATTCAGATGACTGAACTAGCCATCGCTACAGAAAGCGGTGAAGTGTCAACACTGCCACAGACCGCAGAAGAGAAAGCGAAGCAACTACCGGAGCCGTCAGGTTACCGGATATTAGTTGCCATTCCTGAAATAGAAGAGAAGTACGACAGCGGCCTGTTAAAGGCAGGTCAAACCGTACATTACGAGGAAGTCCTTAGCACGGTCTTCTTTGTCGTGAAACTCGGGCCAGACTGTTATAAAGACGACAAGAGATTCCCGAACGGCCCTTGGTGTAAAGAGGGCGACTTTATCTTGGCGCGTCCCAACAGTGGCACCAGACTGAAGATTCATGGGCGGGAGTTCCGCATCATTAATGATGACTCAGTTGAGGCCATAGTCGAAGACCCACGCGGTATTTCACGAGCATAAGGAGATAACCATGCCCATGGAACAAGCTGAATATAAGTTCCCCGACGAGGTTGAGAACGAGACCCCGGTTGCGGAGAACGAAGAAGAGGAGTTTGTCGTCGAGATTGAGGACGACACTCCTGAAGAAGACCGTGGTAAGGAGCCACTTCCTGCCGATATTGTTAATGCTTTGGAAAAACCGGAGGACGGCGGGGACTACCCCGACGAGGTAGTCAGCCGGTTCAAACAGTATAAGAAGGCTTGGCACGATGAGCGCCGGGAGAAGGAGAAGGCCTTAAAAGAGCAGGAAGAGGCCTTGCGGATAGCTCAAAGTATCTTAGAGGAGAACAAACGCTTAAAGGCTACGTTGTCCTCTGGGGAGCAAGAATATCTAGCCACAGTTAAAGCTGCGGCGGAGACCGACGTTGAGGTAGCTAAGCGGAATTACCGCGAGGCGTATGACTCGGGCGACGCTGATAAGTTAGTTGAGGCACAGCAAGCCTTAGTGGACGCGTCTTTGAAGTTGGATCGCACAAGAAACTTTAAACCCACTTTACAAGACGAAGAAACTGAGGTACAACTCCCGCAAATTCGGCAGGAACAAAGGCCTGTTGACCCAAAATTCGCTGATTGGCAGCGCCGGAACTCAAACTGGTTCAATAAGGACGAGGAGATGACGGACGCAGCGATGGGACTGCATAAAAAGTTGTACCGTGAGTACGGGGCGGAATACCTTGGTACTGACGACTACTACAAGCGTATCGACGAGACGATGCGCAGGCGGTTCCCAGAAGCCTTTCCTGAAGCACCTGAGCCACAAAAGCCTCAGCAGAGAAGTAAGCCGAGTACCGTCGTAGCGTCAGCTAAGCGGAGCACGGCTCCGAAGCAGGTGAAGTTAACGTCTACACAAGCAGCGTTAGCTAAGAAGTTCAAACTGACTCCGGAGCAATACGCCCGCGAAGTCCTTAAATTACAAGGAAACTGACCATGAGCGAGAACCGTCTTACTAGAGAATTAGAAGCCCGTACCCAACAGGAGCGTCCTAAGCAGTGGGCTCCTGCGGAATTGCTACCGGAGCCTGATAAACAGGCTGGATTTGCGTACAGGTGGATACGTGTTGCTACACTTAATAAGGCTGACCCTAAGAACATCTCCGCTAAGCTGCGAGAAGGTTGGGAGCCAGTCAGGATTGAGGAGCAACCCAAATTTAGACTGCTAGTCGATCCAGATAGTCGCTTTAAAGAGAATATCGAGGTCGATGGGTTGTTACTGTGCAAGACGCCTGAAGAGTTTGTAAAGCAGCGTAATGATTACTACGCAGGCCAGACCCAAGCCCAGACGACTGCAATTGACAACAGCTTTATGCGCGAGAACGATGCTCGTATGCCTCTTTTCTCTGAGAAGAAGTCTACGACTACGTTCGGCAAAGGTGGTTAATCTCATTTTTGGAGTCAAACATGGCATACCCGACTGTAAATGCCCCCTACGGGCTAAAGCCGATCAATCTGATCGGTGGTCAGGTGTTCGCGGGCCAGACTCGTGAACTCCCGATTGCAAGCAACTACGGTACTGCTATCTATAACGGCGATATCGTTCGTTTGGATGGTGGCACTATTGTTAAAGAAACCGGTACGACTACCGTTAACGCCAACGGCGTAACCGGTGTGTTCCTCGGTGTTAGCTACACTAACCCCTCGACTGGTCAGAAGCTATTTGCTAACTCGTATCCGGGTAGCGTAGTTGCTTCGGACATCTTGGCTTATGTGGCTGATGACCCTGACCAACTGTTCAAGGTCGCTGTGACTGGCGGTGCAACTTCGACCACCATCACCCCGATTGCGGGCACGATTTTGGGCAATAACTTGGCTATTTCGCAGCCAGCCTCGAACACCACCATTTCGGGTAACTCGAACATCGGTGCTTATGATTCGGGCAGCAATACTGCGCAGACTCTACCGTTCCGTGTTGTTGGTCTTGTAGAAGAGACTACCAATTCCAGCGGTAACTACAGCGAAGTTATTGTTAAGTGGAATGCTCCGCACCCAACCATCACTATCGACTTCACGGCTGAGACCGCGTCGGTAACTATGGCTGGCGGTCATTCGTACCTGAACCCGGTTGGACCTGACAGCGTATAAGGGAGTTAAATCATGGCTATTTCACGCGCACAACTACTGAAAGAGCTGCTCCCCGGCCTGAACGCCCTGTTCGGCATGGAGTACGCTCGTTATGGCGAAGAGCACAAGGAAATCTACGAAACCGAGACTTCCGAGCGTTCCTTCGAAGAAGAAACCAAGCTGTCTGGCTTCTCGGCTGCTCCAGTCAAGAACGAAGGCTCTGCGATTGCTTATGACAATGCGCAGGAAGCTTGGACTGCTCGATACAACCACGAAACCATTGCTCTGGGTTTCTCGCTGACCGAAGAGGCCATCGAAGATAACCTGTATGACAGCCTGTCGGCTCGTTATACCAAGGCTCTGGCCCGTGCTATGTCTTACACTAAGCAAGTCAAAGCAGCTAACGTGCTGAACAACGGCTTCTCGGCATCCTATCCGGGCGGCGACGGCAAGGCACTGTTTGCTACTGATCACCCTCTGGTTGGTGGCGGTGTTAACTCTAACGAGCCAAGCACCCCTGCTGACTTGAACGAAACTTCGCTGGAAAACGCTGTGATTCAAATCGCTGCGTGGACTGACGAACGTGGTCTGCTGATTGCTGCTAAGCCACGTAAGCTGATTGTTCCACCAAGTCTCCAGTTCGTTGCTACTCGTCTGTTGGAAACCGAACTCCGTGTCGGCACTAACGACAACGACATCAACGCACTGAAGAACAACGGTTCGATCCCAGAAGGCTTCACGATCAACCACTTCTTGACCGATAACAACGCATGGTTCCTGACCACTGACGTTCCAAACGGCATGAAGCACTTTGTTCGTAGCCCGCTGGCTAACTCGATGGACGGTGACTTTGACACCGGCAACGTGCGTTACAAGGCTCGTGAGCGTTACTCGTTCGGCTGGTCTGACCCGCTGGGCATGTTCGGCTCTCCGGGCGCGTAATAGAAAAGGGGGCTTTACGCCCCCTTTTTTGTAGTATATAAAGTAGGTATTCCGGGTTTTACCCGGTGCGTCAAACAGGCACCCGGCCTGACTTCATGCAGATTGACGCACCTAACCGCATGAGGAAAAACATGGCTCTTTCTACCACCCAAAGTATTTGGCGTTCGGGCGGCGGCGACACGACTCGTACCGCATATTGCGGCTCCGGTCTGATGGCTGCTGAGTTCTACATTGATAACGGCGCTGCTTCTGCTAACGTCAAAGTCTCGTCCGTTTCCGGCGCTCCTGACCTAATTCTTCCTGCTGGCGCTGTGGTGACTTCTGTAGTCATTATGGATACAGGCACCGGCTCTATCGACCTTGGTACAACCGGCTATACGTCTGGTACTGCTACCCCAGAAGCTATCGCAAACGCTCTGACTGTCTCGTCGAAGGCAACTGTTTCAATTGGTTCTGCTGTGACTGGCACACCTACGACTGAACTAGCGTATGTAACTTCACGCGACAACAGCGGCGGTGGTGGCAACATAAGCGGCTACATCACTTACTTCGTACAAGACCCGCTGGTAGGCCAGCAGAACGTCTAATTAGGGGTTCGATATGGCTATGCAATACGACGTAAAGTCGTTCCATGCAACAGCTTCAACGCTTGCGTATGGTGATCGCACACGTTTGAAAGGCGTGGTTATATCCCCCGTTACGTCTACAACTTTCAACTCGTGCGTAGTTGATACTGCGGGGGCGTTGACGGGAACGTATGATATTCCGGGTTCAACGACCTGCACAATCACTATCGCTAATCATGGGCTGTCGAACGGCGACATAGTTGGGCTTAACTTTACTAGCGGCACGGCAGTAGACGACAGCTATGTTGTGGCGAATGTAACAACTAATACGTTCACTGTAACAACGGCGAGTCTGACTACCAGCGGTAACGTGACGATGTACCCTAAAGTCCTTGTTGAACTGGACTGCTCTTCGGGCACGTCGTTTTACACGTTGATTCCGGGTGAAGGCATTCTTGCAGCAGGCGGTTTGTTCTGTTTGCTGCCGTCTACTAACGTCACTATGACTATTTTTTACGGATAGGAATAGGCCATGATGCAGACTGACGTTAAATCCGCCCGTGCCTCAAACACTGGACTGTTGGTGACTCAGATTCCTACACGCTTGAAATCCATTACGGTGACAAGTGCAACAGTGTCTGCGAGGAATGTTGCTGTCTGCGACCCAACTGTTCAATCGTCTGGTACGTATTCTCGTACAAGTCCAAGTGCCACAATCACAGTCACGATAGTGAACCACGGCCTTGAGACTGGGGATCGCGTGTTTCTGGACTTCACGTCTGGCACTGCGCGAGATGGTGTGTATACGATTACGAAGACGGGCGACGATACGTTTACCTGTGCGGATGCGCCAACAACGACTACAAGCGGTAACGTCACGGCATACAGCAGCATCGCATTAGAAATCGACACCTTCAACACCGTTGGTCTACCTATCTTGATCCCCGGCGAAGGTATTTACTGCCCTAACGGTATCTTTGTGGGGTGTGGCTCATCGGTAACCGCAACGGTGTTCTATGGCTAAGTCTCCGGCATGGCAGAGGAAAGAGGGCAAGAACCCTAAAGGCGGTTTGAACGCCAAGGGGCGAGCTTCGTATAACGCGGCGAATCCGGGCAAGCCCGGACTTAAGGCGCCGCAGCCGGAGGGCGGCTCTCGTAAGAAATCATTCTGTGCCCGTATGGAAGGGATGAAGAAAAAGCTTACGTCGTCCAAGACAGCGAGTGACCCGAATAGTCGTATCAACAAATCACTTAGGGCTTGGAAGTGCTAACTATGGATTTAGCATATGTTTGGAACGGCGCGTTGTCGCTGTTTGTGGGGCTATTTGCGTATGTTGCCCATGAGAAGTTCTCTGAGCTTGCTCGTATCACGATCCTTTTGAATAAGACTCGTGAGGAAATTGCACGAGATACTGCGACCAAAGCCGAAGTAGAGCGGGTAACTGATCACATTGATCAAAGATTCAACCGTCTGGAGAACAAGATTGACCAGCTGATTGAGTCCCATCGGAGGGTGTTATGAAAAAGGTTAAGAAGTTCGGTCGTGGCGGTGACATTCTGACCGGTCTAGGCGCTGGTCTTATGGGCTACGCTCTTTACAAGAAGTTAAAGGGCGAGGGCGAAGACAAAGACGATAAGCGCCCCGCTAAAAAAGAGCCAGAAGTATCTATAACAGAGCCAAGAGAAAAAGAGCGTAGCGCCGAAGAGAAACGCGCACTTGCCACATCTAAAGGTCGCCCTGAACTCATCCCAGAAGGCGCGGATGAAGCAGTTATGCGTAGCGACAACTACCCTACACCAAAGCCAAAGCCCGCGCCAAAGCCTGCGGCTAAAGATGTCAAAGTAAAACCCGCTTCGCAAACTTTTCCTGTCGATAACGACGCTTTAAATAGACGCCGTCTGGAAGGTTTGAGTAAATCAAAGCCTGCACCGTCCGGTACAAAAGGCACACAAGACGTGGGTAAAGCTTTAGGTATTAGTTCTGGCGCAAAAGGCACCCAGACTCTCGGTGACCGTATTAAAGGCACTGTTGAGAGCGCAGGTAAGAGTGTCGTACGTACCCCTGCGGAACGTATGGCTGAAGCTGCAAGACAAGTTGAAGAGCGTCGTAAGCGCGAAGCCGAGGGTATGAAGAAGGGCGGTAAGGTCAAGAAGTACAACAGCGGCGGTACAGCTACTTCCAAGCCTGAGCCAAAGAAAGACACGATGCCTGAATGGGCAAAGAATGAACGTGCTAATAAGAAGCAGGACGAGCTTAATAAGCGCGAAGCCGAAGGCGCAGCAAAAGAGGTTAAACGCAACATGAGTACCTTCGGGTTTAAGAACGGTGGTACTGCATCCAGACGCGCTGACGGTATTGCTCAGCGCGGTAAAACCCGTGGGAGAATTTACTGATGAAAGAGAAACTTCATTACGACGACAAGGGCTCTACTTTTAAAGAGGCTTTTGCCGAGGCCCGTGCTGAGGGCAAGAAAACCTTTGAGTGGAATGGTGAGAAATACAACACCAAGCTAAAAGAGAAAGCCAAAGACAAAGGCCCGGACGAGTCTGAAGCTGAGACCAAGCGTCTAGCCAGCAAAAAAGATGAGGGCGAGACCAGAAAACCAACTAATCGTGGTGGAGCAGCGGCTCTTGCTGGCGCGGGTGTTGGTCTTGGCGCAGCTGCGGCTTTGAGCGGTATGAAACGTGCAGAGTCGGCACGTAAAGAACGTGAGCTTGAGAAAAATAAACCTATTCGGTTTAAAAACCCAATACGTAATATCTCCCCAGAAGAAGCAGCTTGGGAAGGCGAAGGCGGTAGCTCGTTCAAAAAGGGCGGTTCTGTTGGTTCTGCATCCAAGCGGGCAGACGGTATTGCTCAGCGTGGTAAGACTCGCGGGAGAATTTGCTAATGCCAGCCAAATCTGCCAAGCAGGAAAGGTTCATGCAAGCAGTGGCTAATAACCCGAAGTTTGCAAAAAAAGTAGGTGTACCCGTGACCGTTGGTCAGGAATTTACTAAAGCCGGAGGAGGCGAAATGAAAGAGTCAAAGGCAATGATGAAGAAAGAAATTGGCTTCATGAAAAAGAAGGGCGCTCCTAAGTCCATGATCAAGCACGAGATGAAAGAGGCTGGCATGAATTACGGTGGCAAAGTCAAAAAGATGGCCTCTGGTGGTTTAGCTGCTGGTCACAAGTCGGCTGACGGCGTTGCTGTTAAGGGCAAGACTAAGGCTAAGCAAGTGATGATGAAGGGCGGCGGCAAAGCAGGCGGCAAGTACTGCTAAGGAGCCAACCATGATGCTTTCACGCGGGATGGGTGACATTAACCGTGCCAAGATTCGGAAGATCAAGAAGCGGGACGGTAACGAGCCTGTGACGGTCTACAAGGATGGTGGCAAGGTTAACGCTGCTGGCAACTATACCAAACCCGGTCTTCGCAAGAAGATCGTGTCGCAGGTAAAAGCCGCAGCTACTCATGGCACAGGTGCAGGTCAGTGGTCAGCCCGCAAAGCACAACTTGTGGCGAAGAAGTACAAGGCAGCAGGTGGGGGTTACAAGGATTGAAAGCGCCGCAGAAAAGCTTGAAAGACTGGGGAGACCAGAAATGGCGAACAAAGTCAGGAAAGCCATCGTCGAAAACCGGAGAGAGGTACCTCCCGGAAAAGGCGATCAAGGCGCTAAGCCCAGCCGAGTATGCCGCCACTACGAAGGCAAAGCGGGCAGGAAAGAAGACTGGCAAACAATTCGTCGCGCAACCAAAACGCATAGCCCAGAAGACCGCGAGGTTTAGATAATGGCTTTTTCAACTAATACGACTAGCTTTAACCCTGACCTCAACGAGATATTCGAAGAGGCGTTTGAGCGTTGTGGCTTGGAACTCCGCACGGGTTATGACTTTCGTACAGCACGTAGAAGCCTAAACTTCCTAATTGGTGAATGGGCTAACCGGGGCATTAACCTGTGGACTATTGAACAGGGTTCGATCAACTTGGCGCAAGGAGTGACGACTTATGATCTACCTTTGGATACCGTTGATCTTATTGAACATGTTATTCGCACTGATTCCGGACAGGGCCCTAACCAGACTGATCTGAATATTACACGGATTAGCGTCTCGACCTACTCGACGATCCCGAACAAGTTAGCGCAAGGTCGCCCGATTCAGGTGTGGATTAACCGCCAGTCGGGGCAGCAGGTAGGGTCTAACGTAGCTACACCTAAGTATCCACAGATTAACGTCTGGCCTGCCCCCGATCAGGGTACGACCCAGAACCCATACTACGTGTTTTATTACTGGCGACTAAAACGCATCTACGATGCTGGTACCGGTACTAACGTGATTGATATTCCGTTTCGCTTCCAGAACTGCTTGGTGGCGGGGCTTGCGTACATGTTGGCGGTCAAGAAACCAGAAGTTGACCCGATGCGTATTCAGGCGTTAAAGGCCATGTATGACGAGGCTTGGGACTTGGCGGCGGGCGAAGACCGTGAGAAGGCAGCGGATCGTCTTGTACCACGGGAGATGTTTTTCTAATGGGAAATAGATTTTCCAGTGGTAAGAACTCGATTGCGGAGTGTGACCGCTGCGGGTTTCGCTACAAGCTGAAGGAACTAAAGAAGCTGACGATCAAGACCAAGCAGGTTACGATTAAGGTGTGTCCTACGTGTTGGGAACCGGATCAGCCACAGTTGCAGTTAGGTATGTACCCGGTGCAAGACCCGCAAGCAGTACGGGAGCCGCGTCGAGATAACAGCTATTTGCAGTCGGGCTATACCGGGTTGCAGTTGACGTTGAACACAGATTTTGGTGATCCATCAGGCGGCAGCCGGATATTTCAGTGGGGCTGGGCACCGGTTGGTGGGTCAAGAAGTAATGATGTGGGGCTAACGCCGAATGCTTTGGCTCCTATTAGTGTAGTGGCTAATGTAACAATCACATAGGAGTTGCTATGGATAGCATGAAGAAGGTAGCCAAGGCGGAAGTCAAGGCGCACGAGAAGCGGATGCATAAGGGTATGGCTAAAGGCGGCGTGACCGGTGCAGCTATGAAGAAGATGGGCCGTAATATGGCTCGTGCTATGAACCAGCGTTCTTCTGGAAGAGGCCGATAATGGAAAAGATCAAGTCTGCACCCCCGTCGGTGTTGAAGTCTTACTCTGGCAAAGACTGCATGAACGAGATGAATATTGGTGGCGGCGTAATTACTAAGGGTAACTACAAAGAGCCAAAGACCACTCTTT